CCGTCATCGTCGTTAGTGTTAGTTGTTCAACCTATGGCCTACTGGCCTTAAATACCCAAAGAAAGAACGGCGCAGAACAGGTCAGTTGCCTCCATGCAAATTGCACCGCACGGCGGCAACTGCCCGAACCGTTGGCCCCCATTCAAGAAAGCCAACGCCGATACAAGGCCATTAGCCTACGCTTATCATACGGATCAACCTTCGCGGCCTTTAGGCTCTCGATGGTTGGAAAGCACGTCGTTAGAACGTGCATCACCGCAGTATCATCCCTGTGCAATTCCCACATCGTGGCACACGCGCAAGCGAACCCTTGCTCGAATGCCTCTTTCACCTGTTGCTCTTGATCCTTTGCCATGCTTTGAAGTTGTTATCGGTAGCCTATTGGCCTAAATACCCGAAGAGAAAAGAACGGGGGCCAACACACGCTTGCCTCAATGCGCCACTCAACACAAGCCCACCGCACGGGCGCACTGCGGCAAGCTCCACGTTAGTGGTCATCGTTCGCTAAATTTGAAAGCCTCCATTTCGGCCTGACCGCTTGCAATGTAATGCCTTGCAACAATCTCCGCTTCTTTGCGGTTCCGACACAGTCCTTGGCGCAATACCATCGGGCCGTTGTAGACCTTGTATCGGTAGGTGCCGTCCGGTTGGCTGAATGTCTTGAAAGTGTAGCTCATGGCTGTACCTGTCTCCACCGATCGTAAATTACAAGGCTTCCTGCCACCGCAACGTTAAGGCTGTAATCGCCGGGAAGCACCACGATCTCGTGGCATTTGGCTTGGTCCGCTTTTGATAGGCCGTTATCCTCAGCACCCAAAAGATAGCATGCCCGTTCCGGGTGTTTCAATAGATGGCAGGGAGTAGCATCTTCGTTTAACTCCACCCCAACAAGCGGGCAACTGTTCGGAAGGTGTTTAATCAAGTCATCCACCGTGTCGAAATGGAACAAGGGCACGTGCCTTGGCGTTTGCATGGTATCACTGCATTGCCTTTTATAGCGCCGCCCCACTGTGAAGATGAATGCCGCGCCGAAAAGGTTAGCCGTCCTCCAAAGTGTGCCAAGGTTCTCCACCGTTTTACCTTGGACTATGCCTACTGCAAAAAATCCTCTCATTTTGTTGTGTTTTATCCGAGTAGCTGTTGTCTTACTTCCTTCCACCGTGAAGGTATCACCGCCAGAACGTCAAGCCGGTTCAGGTGGCACCACTCACGTACCTTTTCATCACTTGCCACCGGGTAGCAGTCAAGGAATGTCTGTAATCTACCCATTGCTGCGTTTAAGGTCGTTTCGTCGGGTCTGTGGTATCTACCTACCGTCAAGGTCATCCGGCGCGATCTAAGGGCAGACGTTAGGGCTTCGCGGGCTGTTTTTGGTTTCATGTTCAGAACGGGTTATCAAGGTCCATGTCGGTTTGCTTGGCCGTTGGCGTGAACGGCTTGGGCGCTGAAGTTACCCAATGCGGCGGGCCGTCCCTGCCGACAAGGCCGTACTGCATCGCCACGGGGATGTCGATCGTTCCTGTCCTGCCGTTCCGGTTTTTTCGTGCCTCGATGCCCATGATGGGGTGCCCTTGTTCGCGCTTCAGCATCAGCATCACATGGGCATCTTTCTCGAACTGGGTGGAGCCGTGTGCAAGCCCTTCGCGGTTGACGTGGATGATCTCAAGGATCGGCACCTTCAGCTTCCTTGCCGTTGACCGGATCCCTTTGCTTATCGCTTCGTATTCGTCAGCCTTGTTCCGCTCACCGCTTCCAGACATCAGTTGCACATAGTCGATCACGATCAACGTCACGCCCTCGTTGGTGACCTTGTGCTCTGCCTTGGCTTGGAAGGTTCCTATGCTCATGGATCCGCTGTCGTCAATTTCCATCAAGCTCAGGATGTCGCTGTACTTGTTCGCAGCATCTGCCATCCGTGCTTTCTCATCTTCGGTCAGCCGCCCCTCCAAAGCGCGGTCAATGTCCACGAAACACATTTGGCAAAGCGCCCGCTGGATCAGCTCATCGGCTGGCATTTCGAGGCTCACGAACCAGGGCTTTCTTTCAGGCATGAGGTTCAGCACCGCCGAAAGGACGAACGCTGTTTTGCCAACCCCTGCCGGTGCGCTGATCGTAACGATGTTACCGTCAAGTATGAACACCATTTGATCCAGCGGACCCATCCCTAAGTAGATCGGCTTGGGCCTTTCGGGGTTGTTCATCATGGCGTAGGCGCGTTCCCCGGCGTTCACGTCAACGCTAAGATCGCCGCTGCTGGCCTGCTGGATGTCCTTGGTCATGCCTGAAAGAATCTCGTCGGCGTCCTGAATGCCTTGGGAGGTGCTGTTCAATAGGCGCTTCCCGGTATTGTTCAGCACCCGCCGCGAATAGTGTTCACGGACGATCGCGCAATGCTTGTCGATGTGCTTGGAGCTTGCCACGCGGTTCGACCATCCGAGCATCATGGCGCAAGCTGGCCCCCATCCGCCAAGGGTCGGCAATGCTGCTGAGGTCCGCATTTCGTGCGATAGCGTCACGATGTCGATAGGGGTGCCGTCCTTCCACATCTTGGTCAGGACCTCGTAAACGATCCGGTGCGACTGCTGGCCGAAGTGTTCATGGCGAAGGAACTTCATGGCCCTCGACATCGCGGTACTGTCAAGGATCACCGCCCCAAGTACTACGTCCTCCGCATCCACGGGTATCATGTTCGTGTCCATCAGTCGATCACTTTGGCTTTGCGCAGGTGTTCGGGGATCTGTTCGGTGAGGATCAGCCCGCCCGGTTCAATGCCGAGGTCGGCGCGGGCCTTGGCTATTCCGGCTTGGTATTCGCGGTTGGTGATCGTGGCTTCGATCGGCTTGCCTGAGAACCCGTTTGACTTTGCCGCAAGCTCTTTGGGGTCAACTGGCATCCTCCATAGCCGCCCTGTCGCATTGTCAAGTGCATCAACGCACTGCTTTTCGTTCGTGTAGAACTTCGCTAAGATGTTCACTGCCCGCTGCTCTGTCTTCGGTGACTTGTACTTGACCTTGAACTCTTCCCATCGGTACTCCTTGAACTCCTCCCACCGCGCCAAGGTCTGAGGTCCAGCCCATGCAGGCCAAACGACTTCAACTTCGTTCGCGCGTTCCTTCTTCTCTGAATTAAGAGTAGATGTAGAGGTAGGCTGTTCAACAGTTGTTGAACGCCTGTTCTTTCCTTTTGATTTTGAAGCTCTTACAACAGCACTCTGAAGACCAGCCTTGCGCTTATCACTCCTCCAAGCCTCTGCTACTTCCCTCTGCCCTTCAATCCACTTAACGCTGAACACCTGTTGATCACTTGTTGAACAGTCGATGAACAGGTGTTCAATTTCGTTGAACGCGTGTTGGCACTTCCTTTTGATCAACTCGATAGGCTGCGGACCATGAAGCCAAAGGTGCCGGAGCATACGAAAATATGCACCTTCCCCTTCAAGTGACTTTACATCCGAAAGGTCATCAGCTATCTGAAGTAGTTCTATTTTGAACCACGGCAATGGATTGTTCATTGGCATGAAAAAGAACGCCCCCATAAACTACTCCCGTCCCGTGTCAGCGGGTCGGTTTCGTTCAGGGGGCGGGTAAGTTGCTTTTTCATTTGCTGTCTGACACCAGCAGCCACCTTCAGCGGTGACGGTGCAAGTATAGGGAACTATTCCGCATCTTCAATGGTAACTTTTTCAACATCCTTTTCCACTTGTTCAATGTGCCTTTCAATGGCCGCTATTGCCGCCTCGTGGCTCATCAATGCCTGCACGTAGCACTGGGTCCGACAATCCTTTTGAGCGGCCCTGATGTGATCTATGGCCTGTTTCAGATACTTCATGATCTCAGGTATTCAACGCGCCTCGCAGCCCGTCCGGAGTTAACGTAGTTCTCCGCCCTTGCCTTGGCGCGGTAACGGTCCCTGCACGGCCTTCCGATCAGCAATAGAGGCCCGTGGTACACGCACCAGAAGCCGCTGTTCCGGTATCGCTTGTGGCCGTGGTATCGGATCTGGAATTCGTTCATCATTTCGTTTTCAACATTCGTGAACACACCTTGCACCGCTTCGTCTCTTCCACCTTAGCGAAAGCCTCCAAGGTCATCTGACTTTCAAGAGCCAGCCCCTGTGAGATGGTGTTGCAACTCTTATTGCCCTTCACGTGTGCCTTGTGAGGCGCTGATCTCACCCGATAGTCCCAAGCGTCACCAAGTGCGCTTCGTGGCTCCGGGGTCCAATAGTCGGACCTCCAGCTATCAAAGTTGGCAAACACCGTCCTCACGTTGGTGGTGAATATCGGATCGCTCATGCCACTTCCATTTGTTCACCCGGTGCGGGGATCACTACGTTGAGGTATTCGGCGGCGAACCGACAACAGTGTTCCAAGTATTCGCCGAACTCCATGCTGTTGAGTTCCGTGGTACTCTTCACGCGGGTCACGAACTCTCCATCCTTGCCGATCGGGTGGTCTTCGGAAAGGAACCGGACCCGCAATAGTTCATGCGTCGATTCCCTGCTGATCTCCCAGCCGCTTTCCTTCAACGCCCTGTAAATGAGGTCCACCACAACGCCCCAATAGTATCGGTTGGCTTGGGTTCCCCGCTTCGGCTTTGATTCAGCTACGGTCAGGATCACACTCTTCCCCCGAAGGTTCTCCAATGCCTCCGCGAACGGACGGCATTGGAGCTTGCCTTGTAGGGGCATGGTGCCGTAGAGAACGTGCTTCATCAGAAGGACGTCTCGTTGGTGGGCTTGTTGTCGAGCATGGTAAGGTTCTCCGCAATGATCCCTGTGGCGTATTGCGTTTTGCCTTCCTTGTCCTCCCACTTGCGGGTGTGGATGCGGCCCTCAATGTAGACCTTCGACCCTTTCTTCAGGAAGCGTTCACAGATGCCAGCCAGCGCCCCGAATGCCGAGACGTTGTGCCACTCTGTTTCCTCTTGCTTTTGGTCGCTCTTATCCTTCCACTTTCGGGTGGTGGCAACGCTGAAGTTGCACACCTTGCCACTTGTCAATTCCTTCACCTCCGGATCCTTCCCGAGGTTGCCTATCAGTATCGCCTTGTTGATCATTGGATGTTCAGTTTTTGCTTTAGTTCGTTGACGTAGGTAATGAATGCGTCGATCCTTGGGCGGAGCTTGGTGGCGGTAAATTCCTTGTCATGCTCCACGCGGATGATCACCAACTTCTTATCTTCCGGGAACCCCGGATGGTAGCTGATGAAGTCGCACCATGCGCGGCCCGTGACCATTAGTTGCCACTGGACCTGCACCCGGTATTGTGAAGGGACTTCCCCGCTCACCAAAGTATCGAAGTGTCCTTTTGCGTTCGGGTTCTTCGCCTCCAAGATACCATCGTCGCCGATGAACCCGTCAGGTGTTGCCCCGATGATCGTGTCGGGGATCAGGATGAACTCGCCGGGGTCAACCGTTCGGAAGGTGCGCTCTTCGTATGCCGCGATACTTTCCGGCTCCCGGCGAACGCCCTCTTCCATGCTTGCGGTGGTGAACTCTTCCGGGGGTATCCCCATCATGCCGCGCACCACTTCACCCGCATATGTCAAAGCACCGTCACCCAATCCGTGCGGGCCTTTCCCGTTGACAAGGAGGCAAGCGCCCCGGCTGGCAGTAACCTTGCCAAGCCGGGCCGCGAACCATTCCTCTGTGCCGTAGGCGATCATTTCTTGACAAGGATCTTTGCCATGATGTCGCGGGCGAACTTCATATCGAAGTTGCCGGTTTCCTGCGCGATCTGGCACTCCCCAATGATGTCCTCTTTGTCCGCGCCTTTGTACACCTTCAGCGCGGCACGGATCTCCGCCTTGGTGTCCTCAAGTTCGTTAGCTGGCTTGGCGGGCTTGCTTGCCTTGTTCGCGTCATCGTCATCGTCGATCACAATGCCCACCAGTGCGGCAAGGGTGTAGCGGCGGGCGTAGGTGGCCGCGCTGCCCACCTCCTGCGGGGTGGACTTCGCCAGCTTCATCGTGAGCGAAGAGGTGATCGACTGACCGCTCACATGGAGCAAGGTCGCCACGCACTTTACCGTGTCGGCTGCGCTGTCCTCAAAGGTGTGCGTCACGGCCAACCCATTGTCCGCCAGTAGTTCGCGGCACGTGTCCCACACTGAAGCAAGGTCGGCATACCTGTTCTTCAGGTGCGGGTTCACCTTGTTGGTCTTGGCCCCGTTGACATTGCGCTGCACATTGATCAGCGCCTTGGTCAGCTCTGCAAGTCCTTGGCTCTTGTTCGCGTAGGTCGCCGCCGCGTCATTTGTGTTCTGCTCTTCCATTGTTCAGGGTTTGGTTTGAATGGTTACTCCCACGACCTTAGCCAAGGCCAGTAGGCTTTGAATGGTGTAGTTCGTCGTGGCCTGCTCTATGCTGGTCACTTGGTGGCGGCTGAGGTGAGCGGCTGAGGCTACTTCCCGGATGCTCCGCTGGCCTCTTGCCTTGCGGACGGATGCGCCGATCTGCTTGGTGGTCATGATATCTAAACAGAACTCTGCATGAATTTCTGGTTCTGGATGCTCGCTGCATATCCTTGAGAATTCTCCATGAAATAGCTTTGATGCAGCCTGATATGCTTCAGAGGCTTCTTTCGCGGTCTTAAATGTGCCTAAGTTCTTAATGACCCCATCGGTACATATCCGAGATACAAACCCCTTCCCCTCGCGCATGACACCTTTTATTCCGATCTTGTTGTTCTTGTGAACCCCTCGATTCAACATGTTTTGAGCGTGCGTTGCAAGGCGCAGGTTTGAGATTCTATTATCCCACGGATCACCGTTGATGTGGTCAATTTCCATTGATGCCGGTATGGGTCCGTTGAACATCTCCCAGATGATGCGATGCGCTCCGAATGGCCTGCCGTCTACACTTACAACAACCCCCTTCCTTTGGCCTCGATATTGCGATTTACTTCCAGCCACATCGGGAGCCGGAAGGTTTCGCTCTTTGTAATACTTTGGGGTGTCTATCCAGTGAAGCGTTCCCATTTCTGCATTGTATCTAAAGATGTTTTTCCAGTCATTCATCGGGCAAATATACGCAACAAACTTTTACGGTCCACTTTTTTGTTCAATTATCTACTTTCCCGCATTTACCAAGGCTTTCCGGAGGGGTTCAGTTAGGTCAGATCCCGCGACTCCATGAACGCCTTGACCTCTCTCAACTCTTCGGCGCGGATCAGTTCAGCGATGGCCGGGATGTCCTCTTCGACCTCGGTGGTCTGAAGGAGCCAGCGTAGGCGGTCGAGCTTGGTCATTTGCGGATGGGGTTGAAGATGGATCCAAGGGTTTCAAAAAGGCCGGGCGTGGCGGGTGTACCGTCCTTCATCCACCGCACCTCCCGCCGCAGGGCCACGATCGACCGGGCAAGATCCCGCGCCTCGTCCAGCACGCTCTCCCGGTAGCCGCGCAAGTCCTCCAGTAGCCCGCTGCTCTCCCCGTGCAGGTCGCGCTCTTCGCGGTCCGCATGGTTCGCCGCGTTCTCGGCCAGCATGTACTCAATGGGCGGCATCTGATCGTTCACCAGTGCCATAATAGCCGCTAGGACTGCGGCCTCTTCCTTGTCGTTTCTCATGGTTCTCGGTTTAATCGTTTCTGTTCACACTCAGCGCAAAGCACGTCGATCCTATTGCGGACCTTCCAAGGTGTCTCTTCGTACCCGTAGTCGCTGGCGAAGACCTCGGTTTCCCGTTCGCAGTCCTCGCAGGGTAGCCCCTTTTCGTCCACGCGGTTCCACGGGGCATCGGGGTTCAGGTCGTCGGCTTGGGCTTGGGATGGGTTCATTTGACAAAGTGGTAAATGGTGACCGCTGCGGCAATGGTCAGCCCCGCAACTACGGCTGTGATCCACAGGTAAGGCCGTCCGCTCTCTTGAGCCATGTCCATGATATAGTCGGAAGCGGAGATGAGGTGTTCGCGGATGGTCATGGGAGAGTGATCAGGTCGAGGTACGCTGCGTTCATCCTTAATTCATGGCCAAGGCTATCGCGATAGTCGCATAGCTCCACTTGCTTTTTCAGCCTTTCAATGGCCTTCGCTGCCTCATCCAGCTTGTCCTTCATTTCGCGCGGGGAAAGGCCCGTCTCGTTGGCCACGTTGAAGGCTTCGGCGATCAGTTGCATGTCCGGAGTTTTGTCCATTGGCGTGCCGTAGAAGTCGGTATCAGAGGTTGTCATCAAAACAAGGTGCGCGTTTATAGTGCATCCCCTTGCATTGCTCTCGTCACTTGAAAGTGACCAATGATACCCTTCGTCGGTTTGATACTTTTTATCCCAACGAATGCTGGTCCCCTTGGTGAACTCTAATTTGCTCATCGTGTCCCGAATGTTTGTACCAGTGGAGCGAACAAGGTAGCCACCCTCTCAAAGCGTTCGCGTTGCTTCAAGATTTGGATCGACCGGCGAAGCATGCGGATGCCATCAGCGTCGATAAGGCCGCGCTTAGTGCGGTATTCAAGGGCGTCCTCAAGGGTTATCAGTGCGCGTAGGGTGCTCATTTGCGTTTGCTTATATCGCGCCCGATGAGCGCATTGATGTAACCCGTGAGGGTCGATATTCCCATCATTGCCATTCGCTCTTCAGCGGCCTTCTTCAAGGCCTTGCTGGCGAAGCGGAAGGTCAGTCTTGGTCGTTCCATTTGGTTCTGTTTTGTACCACCGAATCCCCGCGCTGGTGTGGCGCGGGGCGGTGGGGTATGGGTGGTCATGCGACGTAATTCTTTACTTCCCGCCAGTCGAAAGCAGGATAGGTGGCTTTGTTTTCCAGCCACTTCACCGAGAGGGCTACGCCATTGCGCCCGGCCTGTTCGGTGTGGTGTTGAAGCATGGGGTGGTCCTCGTCCATTTCGTTGCAGGTGAATGAGGATGCCGAACCTATGCCCTCAATGGGCCGTGAGTAGTTCAGTTCGACGCGGAAACGGTTCTTGGGGCTGCGGAAGCTCATTTTGTTTGAGGTGTTAGGGTTGATGATTACCACTTGCTTCCAAGGTTTGCGCGATGTGCTCCGTGCTGCGTTCCCTCGTTGTATTCGGACATGCTCATTTTGGCGATGCTCTTCTTCATCTCCTTCTCCACCCACTGGATGGGGGCCATCTTGCCTTTGGCTGCCCACTTCTCGAAGATGGCAACACCTTCGTCGTTGGTCATCTGCGTTCCTTTGCAGTAGGTAGTGCGGTACTTTTCTACCAGTGCGATGATGTCTTGCTTGTTCATTGTGCGGTGTGTTTGTTGTTTGACGACAGGACAAATGTAGACATAATTTTGACACCAACAAGGCACCGCGAAAATATACCCGATATTTAGAACCATTCTAAATAAGGACTACCTTCGCACGGATGGACAAGCAGCAACGCCACCTTATGAAGATGCGGCACTTTCGCCGCCGCCTGAAAAACCTCGGCCTGAAGGCTTGCGAGGGGAAGTTCAACTCTTACCGCACCACTGGCAAGCCTTGCTCGTGCATGTTCTGCGATCCGCACAAGCACAACCCGAAGGGCAAGCATTCGACCAACGTGAGGGAAGCAAAAAGCCCCGACCGTTGTCTTGCAAAATAAAAAACTATTGCTTTACTTTGCTCCAATGCTTCGCGCCTACAAGTACCAACTTGACCCCAGCGCCACCCAGCGACAATGGTTCGCACGGGCGATGGGGTCTGCGCGGTACATCTACAACTGGTCATTGGCGGAGCGGGTCAAGGCTTACGAGACAGAGAAGAAGCGATACACGGCATATGATCTTTGCAAGATGCTGACGCCGCTGAAGAAAGACCCGGAAAAGACATGGCTATATGAGACGCCAAATGTCTGTCTTCAGCAAGCCATCCGCAATATGGATAGTGCCTTCACTCGCTTCTTCCGTGAGAAAAATGGATTCCCGAAATTTCGGAGCAAGTACGACAAGCAACGCATACAATTCACAGGCTATGTGGTGGTGGATTTTGAGGCCGGAAAAGTGAAGCTGCCTAAGATTGGATGGGTCAGGGCTTTCATAAGCAGACCATTTGACGGAAAGATGGGTACGGTCACGGTTACGCGAACAACCGCCGGGAAGTACTTCATCAGCGTCTTGGTTGATACTGGCGATCCCATTCCAGCTAAGGCCGCCGTCAAAGAGAACACAGCCGTAGCTATTGACGTTGGCCTGAAAGACTTTGCTGTCCTAAGCAACGGAGAGCGCATACCCGCTCCGCAGCATTACCAGAAAGCCGAACAGCGGTTGGCTGTATTGCAGCGTCGCCTATCCAAGAAGCAGAAAGGGAGCAACAGGCGAAAGAAATCAAGGCTTGCTGTCGCAAAACATCATTACCGTATCGCCTGTCAACGGAAAGATTTCCTGCACAAGCTCACTTCACAACTGGTCAAGAACCACGACAGTATTGTGATAGAGGACTTGAATGTCGCAGGGATGCTGAAGAACCATTGCCTTGCCAAGCATATCAGCAGTGCTTCGTGGAGCGAGTTCTTCAGGCAGTTGGAGTACAAGTGTGAATGGAATGGGAAGAATTTGATCCGCATCGGGCGTTTCGAGCCTTCCTCGCGCATGTGTACTTGCGGAGTAGTGAACAAGGAGTTGACACTGAAGGATAGGACATGGAAATGTCCTTCGTGCGGAGAAGTGCATGATCGCGATCTTCTCGCGGCGCGCAACATCAAGATGTTCGGGCTTCGCCCACAGAACTTGATCGGAACAAAATCAGGCGAGGTCATCGCCGCAGAGGACGTGGAGACGCGGCGGTTACGTCGGTCTATGAAGCGTCAAGTCGCCATTATCCGTTAATGGGACATTACCCCGTTAGATCGAGGCTTTCCCTTTGCCTTTCCGCACCCATTTCGAGGCTGACCATTGACACGGACTTCAGGCCATTTAACGGAACCGGCTTCTCTCCGGCTGTTTTACATCGGCAGGGGGATTAGCCCTGTGGCGATGGGGAAGGGGTTCACGAGGCAGGAGCAGGACTTGGACACGACATAAAACCCGAACTACTGACTTCTTGGGCGGTCAAGCTCCCCGCCTTTAACGTCGCCGTTTTTCCTTTCCTCGTGAATGTTATTGAGGCTCTGGCGCTTCACCGCTGACGATGCACGACTGAACTCGTTACCTCAATCTCTTACAGTACTGGATGTGTTCGTGGGGCCGGAGGCTTTACCATCAGAACGGATGGCCCGTAGAGTTGAGGCGCGATACCGGCGTCGAACGACGGCCACTTTCCCACGATCACATCCTGAAAAGAACATCTTGGTATACTCAGTAGGTGGGGCCAACACGCCTACACTTCGTGGCTATCACCCTGAGCCATTCCCTTTTTCAACCGGCGATCAACCCGATGACGAATGGCCTAGCGTACGGATTTCTCCGCCCACCTACTCAGTACACAAAGAACCGGGGCAAATATAGCACAGTTGAAATGCCTTCGCCCCTTTTTAACTTTTGGGGGCGAAAGTATAAAAGTGCCTCAGTGTATTCCACAACCCCGCCCTTCCCCGCATGTATTGGGGACGCAATCCGAGCCTTGGTGTAGCTCTTCAGATGAGTATCGGAACGGCCCAATCCCCGATGGGAACCATGGGGTCCAAACGTCTCTCGACGCATGCGGTGCCTGTCGTTGGCGGGTAGAACGGCGCAGGGCTTTCCATGGTTATTCCTTACTCCGGTACTTTGTGCGCCTTTCTTACACCAGCGCGGGAGAGTGCCGATAGAACTCCCTCAAAAAGCGAAGGGGCCAGTTGCGTGAACAACTGAACCCCTTGCCTTTCCGGTGCCTTTCGGCGCTGGTGTAAGATTGTTCGACCGTTCACGCGGTCCCTTCGGGGCAAATATAACACAAATGTGCGACAACGTGGAATCGAACCACGGACCACGACTTTTCAGGCCGCCGCTCTACCGTCTGAGCTATTGTCGCAAAGCACACGGGGTAGGAATCGAACCCACGCGGTAAGGTTTTGGAGGCCCACCCGTCGCCATGACTGTCCCGTGTGTATGTGGGATGTGATGGAGTCGAACCACCAAGGCTAGGGTTTTACAGGCCCGGCCAGCACCGCGCGAACATCCCGAAGGATTTATCCTCGCCAATATCGAAAAGGAAATGAAGCCCATGCCGGAGTCGAACCGGCCTGACCGCTTTTGCGGAGCGGTACCTGACCGCTCGGACAATGGGCTTTGTGCTTCATTAGGGGCGCAATATACACAAAAAGCAGGAACCCCCGAACTATCGTCCGAGGGTTCCGCCGAATTAGGCTGCGGCCCGAAGGTCGCTCCACATCTGAATTACGGGCGTGTTGCCGTTTGACTTGTGCCTCTGCTCCTCACACCTTGCCCCACCGTATCGAATCAATTCAGGCCCATGTGAGGTATCATTTCGTTGACGCCAACGAAATGATGGTGGACCTGCCCGGTATCGCTCCGGGGTCTACGATGCGCTCAATGCGTCTCAATGCTTTGGCGGGGCTAATATAAGAAGTCCCTGCACTTCTGCAAGGACTTCCGGGGCGCGACCTATTCCAGTCCGCTTCCACCACCCGCTCAAATGTGGAACGGGACACGGGGCGAATGTAAGCGAAAGCCCTCACATTTCTGCAAGGGCTTCCAACCGCCGCGACAAACCCCTACGAAAGCACGGCGGCTATCTCTCAACTCTCTTCGGTGGTGCGCTACCAACGCTGTCCGGCTCACTCTCATACAGCCGGTCCTTTGACCATCCCTGCTGCCAGTGTTGCGCTGCCCGGTGCCGGTGCTTTGTGGCGTTGATAGTGAACGCGAAGTGTGCCACAAATCCCATCGTCCAGACACCATAGGCGGCATCACGATCGCCGTCCAAATAGAACGCCGTGCCCATCACCGCGCCTGCAATGGCGGACCACGCGGCGAGGCTTGAGCTGTTGGCATCCTTGTCCAATTCAAAGCCAGCGTTCACAACGTTCATCGGTGGTGGTGGGTTGGTCCATCCCCACCGCACCACATCGCTCTGTGCCAGGGCGGGGGTGGTCAGGAGTAGGAATAGCAGGGCTTTCATGGGGCTAAAGTAATGCTTTAATGGTGTCTATTTCGTAGTTGTATGCAAGCGAATTACACAAGCACCTCCTGAATGGTGAACCAGTTGCCATCGTACATCACAGTGATCGGTTGTTCCGACATTGCCATAAGCAAGGCGCGGAGCTTCATTGCCTTGTCACTGTCAACGTCGAAGTCTTCCCAGTCGCGCATCACATTGGTAATGTAGATGCCAGAGACCTCGATGCCAGCTCCGTCGTTTCGGAAACTTACCACCGATTCATCGCTGTCGTTTACGCCCGTCCTTTCGACATATTGCAGGGCTTCCCTAAGCGCCTTGCTACTAACTATCATCTTGCTTTTCATTGTGCTTGTTTAAGAGTGAAACGCCTGCATACAACTACAGCTATACGCCACGAGGCGCGGCGCATAGCAATGTCCGATGGCCCCCATTCAAATGCGAGGAACCCGCTGGTTCAATAGGCTCATCACGGCCATGGCACGCTCGTAGTTTCGATAGGTCTTCCAGCGTGTGACCATGCCATTTGGCCTTGACATCATAACGCGCCACGACTTTGATCCAGTCGGGGTGAGGTAGAACTTGGTTCCTGCTTCGATCGTTTGGTTTTCCATGAGCCTATTGATTTAATGCCTGAAGAGAAAAGAACGGGGGCCAACTACAGCTATACCACACGAGGCGCGGCGCATAGCAATGTCCGTTATGGGCCAAAAATAGGCAAAAACCACCTACTTTTTCAGCCGCCTCCGGTACTCGTTCAGCACCACCACCACGGCCAGAACCAGCAGACCATAGGTGTAGCCGATGATAGCCCAGTCCTCGCAGCTCATCGGAGGATCTTATAGGCGAAGTAGGCGATCAGCAGCATAGCAAGGCCAAGGATCAACCATGTGAACGTCCGATACCATTCTGCCACGCCGCACTTGGGCGCGACCTGGGGCCGCTCCACCCTCGGCGGGCAAGGCACCTGCACAACCTCTTTGCTCTGGTCTACCATCAACACCGGCGTGCCGTCCACATTGCTCACGGTGATGGTGAGCGTCTTGCCAAAGTGCTCCGTGAAGCCCTCCCACGCGCAAGCCTTTCGTTTGATCCCGTCGATCACCTTGGTGATGTCCCTGTACACCGGCACCTCTTCAGGGGGACGCACCGACAACGCGGCGTTCAGTTCCGCGCAGGCGGCAAGCAGGCTATCCACGTTCACCTCGGAAGGCTTGGCCGTGAATGTCGCGCTGTCGGCGGGAATGGTATAGGTCGTGCTTTCGCCTGTCTTCAGTATCGACGGGTCCAGCATGATCGCCTTGGCCAAGTACTTCGCCGCCTTGCGCTCATCCCGCTGCTGCGCCTTACGGGGCGAAGAGCAAGATGCCACCAACAGCGCCACGAGCAAGAATAGTATGGTCGTGCAGCGCCTCATATGTCAAGCACTTTCGGGTGGACGAATAGCACGCCTTTGCCGAAGCTGCGTTTGCGGCGCATCACCATGCCGCCGTTGCTTTGGTTGGTGGGGGAGGTATTGCCTTCGATGGTCTCGAACTGCGTGGCGCTCAAGCGGCGCACGAATAGGCCGGTGTGGTCGTAGCGCGCATCGCCGTTCCAGTCAAAGAACACAATGTCCCCCGGCTGCGGTTTCGTGGTCACCTCCTTGGTTCTACGGAAGTGCGCTACCGCCGTCTGGCATCCCGCGAAGCCATTGGAGAAACCGATGTTTCCAAGGTTCGCCCCCGCCTTGTCGAATACCCAAGAGACGAAGATGCCGCACCATGGAACGCCATCCAGCCCGAACCACTTGCCGTACTTGGTCCGGTTGCTGTTCGCCGGACTTTCAACAGTCCCTACTTCGATGGATGCGAAGGCCAGTACCCGCTCTGCTTTGGTCATCAGTTAAGCCTCGTTGAGAGTTGCGTCTGAAGGTGAACAATGCGCAAGGTAAGGGCTTCGATCTGCTTCCGCTGCAAGGCAATGTGTTCCCTCCATTGCTTGTTCGACGTGGCCAGCCTTACCAGCCAGTTCCGGTGATCGGTAAGTCTTCGCTCCAAATGATCCCTCTGCCGCCGTAGGTGTTCGATCTCCTCCAGTAGTGCCCCCCTGCTCTGTTCTATCATAGCTCGCCATGCTGCGCCTTTAGTTTGGTCAACTCGCTCCACAGCTCTTCCATCTGCCGGTCCTGCTTGTCAAGGATGCGCTGCTGCGTGGCCTGCTTTTCGGCGCATAGCCCCATGGCATTGACCAGCATCTCGTTTGCCTCCCGTGACCTGTTCAGCGCCTTCATCAACTCGCGCTTGTCGTTGGTCGCATCGATCAGCTTGCTATCCACATTGGCCTTTTCAACGGTCAACCTGTCCACCTCGGTGAGCAGTTTATCATTGTGTTCGCTCAGCCGAACGATCTGTTCCTCTGCTGTTTTCATCGCGGCTTTCAGTTCGAGCAGCTCCTGCACTCCGGAGCTGCGGAACAGCCGCCAATAAGCCCACCCGATAAAGGCGAACCCAAGCCACCCAAGCCACACGAATAACCTTCCCCCCATGCTCTCCATCACAATTTGATCTTTACCCGTTTGCCTGTCTTTAATTCCTCTATGCTCTCCCTCAGCGCCGCGTCGTCCACGTCCTTTTGATCCATGCGCCGTAGTACTTGCTCCAACATCTCCGCCGTGCGGTCATTATCGTTGTTGTCTTCGATCAACTGCTTCAGCTTGTCCTCGTTCGGGATGTCGTTGATCTTGTCGTTGGTGATCTTCAGGTCGTTCTTGATGCGGCGCACCTCGTCCTTCAAGGCATACAGCAGTTGCACGGCAGGCTTGAAGGAGGTGTCCACCGCCAACTGCCGCTCGGTGCTCAGGTACTCCATAGTCCACTGCTGACTACGGCTCACCGCTTCGTCAATGGCATCCTTGGCACCACCGGCGAGGTCATCCTTCATGCTGTCCAACTGCTGCTGGCTTCCGTGCTTGGTCAATAGCAGGTCCAGCTTGTCGGGCGTGTAGCCCGTGTACCAAGCAAGTGCGGAAGTAACGGAGGTGGCCACGATCAGTATCAGTGCCACTATACCGGCGATCAAGTAACGTAGCTCCTTCGGGAGCTTGGTGAACCATTCCCAGACCTTCATCTCAGGCGGATGCTTTTGCCCTGTTTTTGCTTCCCCCAACGCTCCCAGAACCACAGGTGGCTCCACCACGTCTGCGCTACGCTGGGCACCCCGTCACGGGCGTGGGTGCGCACCTTGTACTTCGGCTCCGGGAAACGCTTGTAGCTGTTCTTCGGTGCCGCGCAGCCGGTGAGGACCAAGAGCAATATCAGCGTCCTCATGGGAATGGTTCGATCTGGTTCAATAGCTGCATTGGTTCTTTGGGGTATCGTCCGGTCATGGTATCGCAGCGGACAATGCCGACATATAAGTGGCTACACGTGCATCCAGCTGGGAAAGGGTCAAGCTCAATCCCTGCGAAGCGAACGCAATGCGACCGTTAGTGTAGATGGTTGGGGTTCCGCCTGCGACACGGGCGAAGATGCCCATGAGCCCGTCGTATGGTGTCTGCGAGGCTTGGGTAACAGTCTGATCTGCACCTGCTATCCTCAGGGTGTAGTTCGCGCCGTTATTACGGGTGATACCGAGACCACCAGGGCCAGACGTGGCAGCGGTGAAGGCTGTCGAGGATCGGCTACGTACCACGGCATTGTACGGCGCACTGCCGGATTTGCCAAGCAGGTTGGATCCGTTGTCGGCCACCCCAGCTCCCATGTACGCCGTGGATGTCATCGAGGTATCCTCCGCTGTGATATAGACGTAGTTGTGCGTGTTGTTCTGCGGACTGGCGTTGTTGTTCCGACCGGACAAAAGGTACTTCGTGCTGCCATTACCCTTCAGCCCTGTTTTCCTGTTATAATCGGCATCGACGAAATTGAAGTTTGTCGGCGATGGACCTGACAGTGGAACCAAAGCACCGGCAAGCGTTCGCGCTCCTACCAGAGGGATAGTGTTCTTCATGGCTGTCCACAATCCATCCGACTTCAAGCCTGTTATGAAATTATACAGCAAGGTCTTCACCGCGATTTCCAGTGCTGCATTGTCTGCCTGCTGGACGCTGGCGATATAGGCATCCACGTCGTAGTCGCCAGTGCTGGCTGCGGGGACGATCCACTCGGTCCCGACCTTGCTGCCCACGGATGCCCCCAGCGTGTCCTTTACAGGGACATCGAGCGATGATGTCGCCTTGACACTTCCGAAGGCTGTTCCGTTGACCGTGACGGCGCTATCGGGGATGTCCGGGATGGTATCATCTATCAACCCATCCAAAGAGGCGTAGATGCCTATGCCGTCACCGTTGCTGTCCTTTAGTTCGCGGCGGGGGATGGCGATAGCCGGAAACAGGTTTCCGTCAAACTTGTTGTCATAGGGATCCGTAAACACAGATGTATCCGAGGCATCCTTGAAAAGGATCTTGCTTTTTGGCAACGGCTTTGTCTCACCGCTCAACACGTCCATCACGGAATCACCTCCGTTCGAAGTCATAACCGTCCCGTTCGGAGCCACCACTGGCACCAATGTCTCTTCAGCCTTGACCGCCACGGGTGAGCCAAGAGGGTTTCCTGCGGTGTCTTCAAGCTGCACCGAGCCGTCACCGATGGGCACGTTGACCGTTGACCCCGAGGGGATGGTAGTGAGGGTGGCGATGTCCGCCCCCGCGCTGTCCTGTGGCTGGGCATAGCCGGGGTCGGGAGTACCGCAAGGCGTAGCTACGAAAGGCGTTTGAGCGGGGAGTGTTACCGGTGTCCCATCGCTGTCCGTGTTGGTCACGTCCGGCAAGATCAAGCTGTCACCGCAGGGCACCACCTCGGAGTACTCACCGTCCGAGCTTGCTACTGTTACGGGGTCGCACGGGTCGCTCTCGCAGATCTCATTGATCCTATCCCCTAAGCACTCCACGACCTCCGCATTCGTGGCCGTGGCGATCACAGAGCAAAGCACGCTCGGGCCTTCATCGCAGCCTACCAAACAGTCAGCCGTTCCGATCACCTCAAGGTCCATGTCGATCGCGATCAAGGACCACTGCAAGGGGATGTCGCTGATCTTCTCTGCCTGACCTACGCCATCCACGGCGATCCGCTGTCCGACAACGCGCACACGCGCCGCGCCAAGGAGTTCCTTCGCCGCACCCGTGGTGGCCGATACCGCACGCCCCGCAGCAAGTAGGATGTCGCGATGCCCGCAGTCGTTCGGCAGCAGCATCACAAGGCGCAAGGGTACCTGTTGCAATGCTCCCATGCTGCAAGCGTAGATGTCGTAAGGGGTGCTCTTAATGTCCCCGATCCGCCAATAGCTCCACGGCGCTTCGTTGTCCACAGCGATAGGCGTGTATTGCCCAGTTTGCGTCCGTTTCATGGGACCATCGGGGCCAAGGATAGCGAGGCCATGCTTAGTGGTCACGGGGGCCGTTACCGCTGCATCGAATAGGTCAATGAGCTGTTCGATCATCGGATCAGAAGTTCTTTGCAGCGCCTAATGTATCCGGCGCGTTCCCCCTCGGTCATCGCAAGGAACGCACCCTTCATCTTGGTCAATCCTTCCGCCTTTTCATATTCCTTGCGTGGCAAAGTGATCGTGCAAAGCAGTGGCCCAACTTCGCGAGGCGTTGGCGTAGCACCGCCGAACCACGCTTGGCGAAGGTCGCCGGTCAATTCAAAGGGAAGATCAGCTCGGCCCTGCTGTGCCTTCAGCGCGGAGTAGTTCGCGTAATACCCGCCTTTGATGGGCTTCCCCGTCTTGCCTTTCCCGCTTGGTTTTTTGGGCAGTGGTGGCTTGTAGCCGTAGATCTCGTAATCGTCGTTGTACTTCAGCGTTCCGCCGCCGGTTAACCCGCCGTTGTCCCAGATCCTTTTGGACATTTCCACCATCGTTCCGGTAGCGGCCAAGTAGACGATCTTCCCGCCGACCACCTTGTCCAGCATGGCCTTCTTTCGCCGTTCCGCCCACTCGCTGCCCTTGCTCATGGTATTCCAACGGTTGTAAAGGATCCACGCTTGCACGCAAAACACATCGGATCCATCGGTATCGAGATGCCTTTCATAAGGCCATCCATTGCGCTCTCGTATTCGTCCATGTACTGCTTTGCCCGTGCCGCAAGTACCTCCAGCATCGCCTCTTTGATCGTGTTGTTGATGCGGCTCCCGTTGGACAAGGCGCGGTCCATGATGCCCTGCCCTACCTTGTACAAGTATGGCAGGGCAAGGTCATCGCCCATCGCACAGATCCATTCGCTGTGGTCGCAGGCCAAGGTCATGGACAACGAAAGTCCAGAAGTGTGGTCCACTCGCCGAATGTTGCTTGTTCGTTTGGGCAATGAACTGGACATCCGCGCTCCGTAGGCGCGAAGGCCACCGAAGGCATAGGCCGTGTCCCCGCACGTGGAGCAGCTACCCTTTCCCGTCTCGGTCCGATAGGTATCCAGCGCGGGGTGCGCAATGAAATACTTTGAGCGCGTCAATACCGAATGAAGCACCACTTTGATGGCGGTCTGATTGAACTCCCCCGCCGTGATGGTGAGCGTAAAGGTGTTCACCGTCTGCCCCGTGTTGAGGTCGTAGATGGTGAACACTTCCGGCCCCGTGGTCTTCCCCGCGTAGGCCGCTCTGTAGATGGTCAATGATAGCACGCTGGTAGGGTGGTCGATCTCTACCACGATACCGCCGATAGTTCCGGCTGCGTTGGTCACGTCGTCCTCTTCCTGCAACTCCCCGATCAACACGCGATCCACGAATGTCCGAGGGGTAAGCATCTTGCCGAACCTCCCCTTGATGTCCTGCATGATGTAGGCTTCCGCCCACGCCTGCACATTCGCAAGGAGCGTCTTCGGGGTGTCCTCATTGCCCGTGATGTCCTTCAGGAAGCTCTCGTTGATGCCCAAGGTTTGAAGGCTCAAAGCGCCGTCCTGAGCATCGCAGGTATCGGCCAAGGTGATCAGTCCGTCGAAGCAGCTCATGGGCTAAAATATATGGCATTGGCGGGGACCACTTGCCCCCGCCTTTGCCTATGGTTTACGAAAGGATCAACTTCCCTTTCACTACGCCGGTCACGCCGTAGTATTCGTCTCCACCCGTTGCGCCGGATCCGCTGGCCACGGGTGCCACGTACAAATCTGTGGGCAGTCCGATGGTTTTGATCGTCGCCGTAACGGTCAGGTGAAGCGTTCCGCAATCGTCCTTCGCGTTCACGTCGTAGGTCAGCCCGAAACGGGGGCTTGCTACGGTGGTCATGAAGTAGTTGCTTCCTGCACCGCCACCGAGCAACTGGCCCCACATGGGTTTGCCTTCTGCGCGGCTGTAGTTGAGCACCTGCAAAGCGCCGGGGGCGATCGCGAGGTAGCTATCTTGGTTCCCCAAGGCATTAGCAACGCGCTTGTCCTTCGCGGCCACATAGCCGTACTGGGCCATGATTTCGCTCAGGTCGATGCCATCGTTGGTGCAGCATCCAGCGGCGAGGAACTGCATGTACCGGCGCAAGGTGTTTCCGCCGAACAGAGCCACCTCATCGGTGAACCCGGAATCGTCCAACGCATTACGCAAGTCAGGCCATACGCCGGGCATCGGTGCTCCGGAGGTGGCGTTGAACGCGAGCTGGTAGAACGTGCCGTTCTTCACCACGCCGTTGGTGATGGTGCTGGTAGTGCTGGGCACCTCATCACCCCACCCACCGGCCAAAGCAACGCTTTGGGTAGCGATGATGCTTGCGACCTTTCGGTCCACAACGTCCACCGAATCGCGCATGGCGTTCTTGAAACTATCAACGCATGAAAGGCGATCATCGTTCAGGTTGATGATCGTGCTGTCCTGCACGTTCACCGATGGGTCGATCGTATAGCTGGTCGTCTCATTCCCGTAGCTGTACGAAGCCGTACAGTTCGGGTTGGCCTGATTGGTCTTAACGTTCTCCTCCAGCCTGCGGCGGGTGTAGGTAACGTCAACGGTTCGGATCTTTCCGTTGCCCGGAACGATCATCTTTTTGATCCCGCGATTGTTGGTCGCGGAGGTAAGAAATTCGGCCTCCGGAACGTGCTCCGTGGGGAACATTCCGTTGGTCCATGCCTCGTCGAGGTCAACCTGAATGTTTGGGCAAGCAGCGAGAACGCTGCTATAGCCATTTGGCGTAGCCATGTTGTAAACTGATTTTGAAAGAACCCCCGAAAAGGGTGGGGGCGTCCCCGTTCCAGTTTACGCCCATGGCGGGGCGAAGTCAGTTTTCGAGCATGACAGGCTCGCCGGTCAGTTTACGCCCGTGGCCGAGGGGCGAAGGCCATTACTGCCGCGCTGCCAGCTTCCTCACTTGGCGAACAGGCTCTTGGTTTGTGGCCTGCTTCGGTTCGTTCTGGGACAGCGTGGATATTGTTTTTCGCACAGGTTGCGGAGTAGGTTCGGGGGTGGTAAGACCTTCGCGCTCTGCGATGGCCAACACGGCTTGATCGTAGGTAAGTCGAGCACTTGCTTTTGAAGGATCCTTGATTCGCTCACCGGATGGATCCGTGACGTATTCATTCCCCTCGTCGTCGAATGCGATAAGCAGTTCCTTGCGCACCATGGCATCGAAGCCGACCTTGGCTAGATTGCTGGTTGATGGGGAAAAGGGAACTCCCTCCATACCACGGGCGCGGATGCCTTCGAGCTTGGCCGTGGCCTCCTTCTGTGCGATCGTGGTCTTGAACTCGGTGTACTCGTTCGTGGTCGCGTCCAAGGCTTTCTTCAGGTCCGCGTTGGCCTTTTTCGCCTCTTCGTATTGGCGCTTGGCCTCGATCACTTCCGCGTTGGTGGACCCGTCGCCTTTGGCCTTTTCCCATGCGGCCTTTGTCTCCGCGATGTTTTCCTTCAGCGCATTGATGCCCTCGATGGGGTCCATCTCGCTGAAGTCAATGTCCACCCCCAACTCCTTGCCCACCTTGTTCAGCGTGGAGCGGAATACGTTGTTCTGCTTCCCGAAGACCCTTCCGGCAATGTCCTTGTTCAGGTGCGCGTCCCCGGTCTTCACCCAGTCCTTTTCGACTTGGACCTTGAAGTCGTCCACGGTCTCGAACTTGGAAAGGTCGTACCCCATGAGGGCGATAGCGTCGGTTGCTTCAATAGCCATTAGTGCTTCTTTTTGTTGGGGCCGCGCTTCTTGCGGGGCTTGGGTGCTTCTGCGGCGATCCGCTCTCCTTCCGCGATGGCGTTGTCCTCTGCGGACAACACCACGCCCTCGTCCATCTTAATCGGTGCGAAGTGCTTAGGGATCTTGACCACCTTCTCCACAATGAAGCCTCCGATGTCCTTGACATCCTTTGATTCGGCTGTCTTTCTGGGTAGCGTTGTGGTCCGCCCATCGGGGAACATCACCTTCACCTCTTCGCTCATTGTGGTTGCGTTTGGGCAAATATAGTCATTTTACCAAGCCCTTCGATTTCATCCGTGCAAGATCTTCAGGTGGCACGTCCATGATGTCTAATGCGACCAACGCGTGGCGGCACGTCTTACGGTCTCCGTAGTAGCCGCCAACGTGGACGAAGATGCTTGTCTCATCAGTCCCTTCGACCATGCCTTGCCAAGTCTCCTCGCCGCTCGCAGCCTTCCTTCCCCATTCGCGGATTTCTTCGATGTGCCATGCGTGGCCTTCCCGCTCCCGGCACCAGTCCCGCGTGGACTTGATGGGCCTGCCTTGGAAGTAGAAGAACTCCACGCCTACCTGTTCTGCAATGGTCGTGGTAAGCGTCCTTTGAAGGGTGATCTCGCTACCTCCAATGAGCGCGTCGATTGGATCCGAAAGGCTTTCAACGCGCCCCACGGCAGCGTCAATCACCGTGTCAATGGCCGCGCCCGTGGCAATACCTAAGAGCAGGTCGTTGGCAATGGGCGTGAACACGCTTTGACTGTATGTGGTCGGGGTCAATAGCTCGGTGGCATTGATCCTCTTGAACTCCTCTGTGATGGCATCGGTAATGTCTGGGTCGATCTCGCCGAAGTCCTCCATTGCGGCGATCGCGTCAACACCGATCGCATCGAATCCAGCGAGGTAATCAGCAACCGCAAGGATGAACTCATCATCCAACATGCTACCTTGCATCTCAGCAAGTAGGTCCGATACCAAGGCAATGTTCTCCGTGGTAGTGGCGATAGTCCCGCCATCGGTATCGAGCTGTGCAATGATCGCGGCCACCCTCTTTGATACCCGACCTTTCAAGGCTTCAATGGCCTCGGTGATGTCCATTAGACCACCTTACGAAGTTCGGCCAGCTTCCCCAATGCGTTGTTCGCAGGGGCTGAAGAGGTCGCCAACTCCTTGGCCTTTTCCTGCATCTTCAAAGCCTTCACATCCGAATCCAAGGCCGCGAATGTCTCATCTTCTGCGGCGAGTAGCTCGTACACGTATAGCGCACCGTAATGCAGCAGGATCTCCCAAGGTTGCGCGCGGCCACTTGCAGCCTCGCTGGTGACCATTGCCCAAGGCTGTGAGACGTACCTATCCGCCTTGGCGATGGCATCGAAGGCACCAAGCGCGTTCGGGTCTCCCTTGAATTTCGCCGAGGTGTACTGCCACGACAGGTAGTCGATGATCGCAGGAGGTAGACCGCTTGAAATGGCCCCGGTCAGCTCTGCAAGCATCTCTTCCGGCGTACGGATGTCGAACGATACCGGAGGGGTCAGCGTGTACGCTTTCTCCTTGGCGATGCCGAAGTAGCCAGCCATGCACTCAAGGATGAAGTCGAAGATCCTGAACTCCTGGAGAACGATCGGCTTGACGAACGCCTGTTGAGCCTTGCGGTTGATCCCTGCCTCGGTAGCCGTCTTAGGGTCCACCGTGGCCGCGTCCTCTGCGCTAAGATGGATCACCTTGCGGGCCTGAACCATGTGGTAGTTGATCACATCTTGCACGAAGCGGGAGCTATCCGTAGGCGGCGATACGTAGGCCAGCGCGTTGGTGGCATTAATGCCGGTGCTGGTGCCGTCCATGCCCGTAGAAGGCATGATCACCATCTCGTTGAACGGACCAAGGCGCGACTTCCTTCCGGTGCCATTGCAGTTCGGACAAACCTTGGTGATCCAGTTATCACCGTCCATCCACTTTATCGTACCAATGCCATCGCATCGGACATTATGGATCGGGTCAATGTACTCGCAATCATCCCCCACCATGACGGGCTGCGGATACATGAACTTCACCACGCTCACTTGCAGATATTGTGTGTTGCTCAGAACGATGTCAAGGTGTTCCGCCGCTGGCGCGAATGGGGTGATCCATACAAGGTTTCCCCCTTTGACGCTCGGCACGCCCATCATGTTGATGCACGGCGGCTGCCCTAGGTTATGGGCATACTCCACGGCGATGCTGAACGTCCACTCGTTCTCTTTGCCGTACTGCTCGATCCGGTAGATGTTAGTGTCATCCAACAGCCAGCAGACGATCCCTGTGCGCTTCTTGTTGGAGAGCGTGCTGTATTGGTTCAGCTGGATCAAGTACCATCGATCATACTCAAAACCCCACACTTTCTCGCATGGCGTATAAATGATGTCGGGCTTCACCTGTTTGTCAGGATCTACGAACGTGCCTTCCTCGGTCTCTATGATGTCCAAGGACGTGGGGGCCGTGGTGATCAGCCCCATCGCATCCGACATCTTCGGGCGGCGCATGGCATGGGTGATGAATGCCTCCACGCTTCCCCATTCTCTGATACCACTGGTGACGTAGGTCTCAAATTCGGGCGCGGTCTCCATGAACTCCAGCGACCAATTGCCCGGAGACATGGCGCGGCCTACGCTGTTATCAAGGTCGTTGTAGACCGAGAGCGTTGTCTGCTTGTAGTTGTTCCGTACGTACTGGAATTCCGCGTCCGTCTGGTTCGGGGCGCGGTGCCTGAAGAGGTCGTGTGCGAACTCCCCCGGCTCAATGTGTGGAAGGATGCGCTGGTGGATCCGGCAGGATAGGTTATACCCCGGCCACATCTCAGGACGAGATTGGTCCTCTGCTTTCGGGACAATGTTGCCGTCCTTGAGGAAGTCCTTGGCGGTCGCCAAAGCATCCTTCCAAATGCCTTCTACTTCCCCAGGTGTCAACATTTACTTCTTAGGCTTTACAGGCCGCTGGACGGGGCGGCTTGCCGGTCTACTCGCTGGCTTTGATGGTCTTCCGCAACACATGTTTTGGGTGTTATGCCCCCACGCTTTTTACACGTGGGGGCGTTTACATTTAGCTACCGCTACCGCTACCGGCAGCAGGCGTAAGGTTCCAGATCGCTGCATTCGGCAGGATCTTCGGCTCCTCCACGCTCTTCCACGTAGCGGTCTTTTCAAACCGCTGAAGCTCGTCCCCTTCCGGAGAGGTGCGCCCACCGGACAAGGTGATCACTGCGTCAATGGCCGAAACACGGCCAGCGGCACATTCATGGATCAACATTCCGCCAAGGAAGAACCCTACGGAATCGTAGAATTTAACTTGGTTCGCATCCACCTTCGGATCCTTGAGGGTGGCTGTACGGGTGTAGTTGATCGGCGCTTCGGCAACGCAGCCAATGAAGCTATCCCCCGTAATGACGGAGGGTAGGTCAATGCCCATGCGGATGCCCTTCACCAGCTTCGCGTCCCCGCTGTCGAGCAGGGCTTGGAGCTTGGAGACGTTAATGACGAACACGCCGTTGGTCTCATCGGTGTAGTCCGCGATCGTCACTCCTCGCTTGAAGAAGTAGGCCGCGTCCATGCCGGACGAGTAGTTTACGCAGAGGTTGGATGAGGGGTCTAGCCACTCACTGTCCCCGCAGTCGAGAAAAAGGGATTCTGCCATCGTAATGGTAAAGATCAAACGGTGATCCCTCGCATATGCGGGCCGCGAGAGTGAAGGCCCGAAGTAATGGCGGCGCTAAACTACGCACTCTTTTCGTATTTTCCAACAGGCATCTTCGTGACGAAGAACTCGTTGAACCCGTAGTTCTTCTCTATGTGATCGCTGGAGCTATACACACTGCCTTTGATGCTGCCGTTCCAGTTCAATCCCTTGGCCTGAACTCCCTTCACTACCTCGGTGCCGTGCATGTACTGGTAGAGCGTGGTGATGCACACGGGAAGCTCCCGCGAGAGGCTGAACTCCACGGTCTCGATGGCCTTCTTGCGGTCCATGAAGACGGGGTGATGGCATCCAAAGTCCAGCGGCTCCGGTATCCCCATCGCTTCGAGACAGTCAAGGGTCACCTCCATAGTGCGCCGGAATTGGTCGTTCCGTGGCCTGCCCTTGATACCGTTCACGCGGTCGCGTAGCAGGCCCTTGTATCGCGTTCGCTTATCCTTGTATGGGGCGAGTAGGTAGATGTCATCGCACATCAGCACGACCTCGTTCTTTGTGCTTCGGCACTTCAGCCCCGCCAGCAGTTTTCTTTGGATGTTGATGTCCCTCAGCGCGGTGTCATCTTCGCCGGGGACATGCTTCACGTTCTGCACGTAGGAGGGGAGGTATCCGCTGACCACCACATTGGAGTGCTCGATGTTATGCAGGGTTCGCAAGGAGTAGCGTAGAGGTATCTCGCTGCCTTTGTTGGTGATGTAGAGTACTGTTGTCATTATGCGAATGTCCACCCCGCGCTCACGCAGGCGTTGTAGTTGGTATCGCTCGCGGAGGTGCGCAGGCCCAAAAGGGTGCCACCAATGGTGCATTCATCGGCAGATGGCGGGTCCAGCGCATTGATCAGCGCGTCCACCACGGATGGGTCGGTGATGTTGGTCCCGGAGATGCTCAGTCTGGATATCATGGGAAGTACACCGATGGTTGCAAGAGATCCCAAATTGGCAATGGTGATATCCACCAATGCGCCGGGGTGGAAGTCCGGAGCGGCTGTGATCAGCGGGGCATTAATGATCTGAAAGTTATAAAGGTCGGGGCAAAGTGCCATTGAGGGCACCTCCGTGAGCGTGTCGGCCCCGATGAGGACATAGTATGTAAGGCCGGGGTTTGTGTCCACGGGCGGCATGGACGGGGTTCCGAGGAGTGAGAGGAACTGGAATCCGACTGCCGAGGTGTAGCCCTCGGTGTTCAGGTCACGCACATCACCGTAGATGGCGAATTGGTCCATGGTCCCGGACTTGGCCTTCACCGCGTCGGATGAATAGATGCAGTAGGTGCCCTCGGTGAACTCCGTTTGGTCCAGCACGGTGTTCCCATCCTGATCCCTTGCCGTGTAGTGGCCGGTGCTCGTGACAATATACTCCACGTATACCGCGCCTCCGGAGGGGACTGAGAAAGACCCGTACTCCTCCCCTTCGCAAAGGAACGGTTCCGGTTCTTCAGGCACGTCGAAGAACTTGGTGATCACACAGTTTTGATTCATGGTGTCAAAGATTCTAAGTGTCAATGGAGCCTCTTCTGCGAATGGCCCCCATGTTAAAGTGCTCGGCAAGGTGCCTACCGTCTGCGTCACGGGAGACCCGTCGGCCACGGTGATGCTGGCGGTGCCCGGCGTGAAGTTGCTTGTCGCGAAAATGATAAGCTGAAAGTCAAAGCCACCATCAACGGGGATGAAGGTCCAAGCATACTGTGGCCCTCCGATACATTGCGGGTCGCTTTCCGGGGCGCATCCATCCAAAGCAGGGCCGCACAGCACTTTGCGGACAAGCTCGGCCTTGGGAGTGACATCGAACACCACGGCTCCGTTGAGGTTCTGCTCCTCGCCATAAAGAGGCTCGTACTTGCCTTTGCTTACAACGACCTCCTGAGCCTGTACGCCAGCGCCGATATACACGTGGTCCCAAATGGGAAGTGTGGATAGGAAGGCATGATCGAACTCGTTTAATATCCCTGTCTTCACGGTCATGGTCCGCGTCCTGTCCCCATAAGGTCTGAAGATCTCGCCATCGCTGTGCCGCTCCTCCTGCACGTCGGTATTATAGGACGGCCACCCCATGCTCGCGGGGATCCTTATGCGCGGGACGAATGGGACAACGAAGCCGATGTTATCGTAGTCGTTGCAGGCGCGGATAAGAAAGGTCTCGCAGTTGGCATCCACGATCCTGAACACCTGAGAGGTCATGCCCGTATCGCTACAGTTGTCACGAAGCTCCAAAGTGAAGCATCCTTCGGTGATGCCTACGGTGGACATGGGCATATGGAACGTGAATCCACCGTTGAAGAAGTAGAAGTTGTTGGGGTAGTCGTCGCGTTCGAACACCAGCTCGGTGCTCCCTTGGTGGAAGATCGCGGAGACATCGGTGTTAAGGGATGTGACGATAACGCTGTTGACCGTGATCGTGCCGGAGTCTACTATCAGTTCGAATGGGGAGGCACTATTTGCAGTGATCAAAAATTCGTTCAGGCCGTCGGAAAGGTTAGGGGATTGCACGCCTCCGAATATCACATAAGCCGTTCCCGTTACGTTCGCCACCTCCAATTGGATGGTGTAATGAGTCCCGGCGACGGCGTTTTCAGATATGTATATGGAAGTCCCTGGCGTAGGTGCGGCAAGGACATAGGATGTGCCTGAGAGGAAGAACCCGTCACCCGCCACCCAGTAATCCCATCCATCCGGACCTCCCGAGATAACGATACCATCTTCAGCTCCGCATTGCGTCAACTTAGCCTGTGCCCACACCTCATCCGTGGCCGCGATCAAAGAGGGTACAGGGTCATCAGCGCAACACATCAGCGCCAAGGACCGGGGGTATAGGTTGTTCCCGAACTGGAAGGGCTGGTTGCGGATGGCGTAGATGCTCATGGTTGCTTGATCATTTCATACTGTGTCTCTCCGGTGATCTTGCGCTTCATGTCCAAAGGGTACACCTTGCGATTCCCATCTATCACCACCTGAAATCCGGGGTTGCGCGTCATCATCAGCCATGTGTTCGCATCGGTGTATCGCTCAAAGGTAAAGCTCTCGGTCTGTGCGGACGTGGGCGGTATGACGAAGCCTCCGTTGGCGATCTTGTCCGTCTGGATCCACGACCCTACCCCGAGCGTCAGCCGGACATCACCTTCGGAATCGCTATTCCCGTCAGGCTGCGGTTCGGTGGGGTCATTGCCATCACCGGCGATATTCCCAACGTGCATAGCCTTGGCTAATATCTTCACCCGGTAGTCTGTGTCGAGAGATACGGTGAAGGTCATTTCGTCGGCCTCGTACAGTCCGTAAAGGTACTTGTACGGCGTGTCGCCTACGGTGATGGTCTGAACTAACGTTGCCGAAGCATCATACACCTCGGCATAGATCCGCAGCGATACCTTCTGGAAGCTGGTGATCATGTAGGTATGGTCAATTACCACAGGTACCACTCCGAACAGGTCCATGACGATTCCAAGTCTGAATACGTATGCACCTTGTGCGCTGGCTTTGAAGTCGCTTTCTAAAATAGGGACGGGCACGCCGGGGGTGTAGTCCGATCCCCACACGTTGTTCACGTCGAAGTTGGGCGCGTCGTAGTCATTATCGAAGCCGAGCTGGTAGATCGGATAGGCACCTGAGTAGTAGTAGTCCATGTGCCACGGCGTGATAGCGGCTACACTTTCGTCGGTGTACTCAGCGCGGAAGCTGTCATCGAAGCCGGGGGCAAGGTTTACGCCCACGGAGCTAGGGAGGGGGAACCGGCTGACAACATTGTAATTCAGCAACTGCTCGTTGTATAAGTAGGGATTGGAGCCGGGGAATAGATACTGCGATCGCGTGGCCTTGGCCGTGGATGCGGTGTATTGTATCAGTGCGATATTCTTGTCGAAGTCCTCGTTGTTCTCCTGAACGATCTGGTATATCACGTTGGTGTCGATGATCCACTTGTTCACTAGGTCCAAGGATGCGTCGGTGTTACACACGCCCGAGAAGTGGAACGTCTCTTTGGAGAATCCCGTTAGTACCACGAACGGCAAGGGGTTGGCGCTACCAAGCTCCACAATTCCATCTTCGCTTCCAACGTCCACCGTGGCATAGAGCCTTTCGATGTCCGTCTTACGGATCAGGTCTTCGATGTTCAGCACCGTGTTGCTTACCGAAGTTCCAAGGAAGTACGGCTCCGGCTCAAGGATCAGCTTCGCGTTCCCGGCTGAATCCTCGGTGGCGAAGAGCCACAGGTTGTGCTTCTTGGACATCTCGGTGAACAGGTCATCGAAAGTCCACGCTATGCGCGGGACGTTGAAGCCTGCCGTGCGAAGCTCAGGCACCACCGCAACGGCATATTTCTCATCGTCCGGCAGGTTGGCATACCAGTCTGATGCGATGGTCACCGATCCGTCCGTGATGTAGGCCAATGCCTGCTCCATACAGAGGAACCAGTCGAACACCCTGCGCGTGCCGCCTATGTCTGCACCAGTCGTGTTGAACATCGTCAAGTCGATCGGCGGAACAGGGGTGATGGACACGTTGTTTTTGCTCAGGTCTGACAGGGGCGAGACGGGAACCTTCTTATTGTTCGCCACCCTCGCCCCGATGCCGTTATCGACCACGCTGCACTGGACCGTGCATTTGGTCTCATTCCATTCGCAGTCGGCCATGATCACCTTGCCCCGCGCCATGACATTCCACGCGCCGTTGCCGCACTGCTCTTCTATGCGTAGATCGATCTCGGCGCAATATCCATCGGCCTCCTGCACTCCTTGAATGTAGGTGTGCGCCGCCCCGCTGAAGGTGATGCCGTCGGTATACTGCACGGAAATGATCCGCTTGTCATAGTCCCTTTTGAACTGCGTCGAGAAGCCATCCCAATCACCGGGATTGTTGAACACTTGGCTATTGAGGAAGAATCTCACCATAGGCGCTTGGAAGGTGTCGAGGTCTTACGTGTTGACATGGCCTCCAAGATGTCGTTGGTCCGGCGCTGCTCTCTTGTGCTCTCCTTTGATGCACGGATGATCCCCTTATCGTGGCCCTTTGGCAAGGTCAGCAGGGTGGAGTTCCCCTCCACGTAATTGTTCACCATGGGCGCGAAGTTGTACGCCATCAATCCCGCAGTGTCGGGCATCTTCACGATGCGCTCGAAGTTGAGCGAGATCGGGTTCATGTTCTGTGCCTTCCACTGATCCAACTTACCAAGCCGCACAGCCTCGAAAAGATCCCAATGCTCTACGTTGTCCTTTTTGGTGACCACACGCTCCCCCTCGTCCAAGCGGCGTAAGTATCCGTCCCTTCCCGCCCAAGTAGGGGTTCCGCTTACGTATGGATCGCCTTGGTAGTTGCCGATCAACTGGCCTTTGAGCGCGTTGAGCAAGCCCTTCAGCACAGCGGCAAGGCCCGTGCCCACCGCTAATCCAGCAGCGCCACCAAGTAGGCCACCCGTGCGCACACCGTTTGCAACCGATCCCGCGATAACCTCGACTATCTGTGCTTGCACAATGCTGCTGATGGTGTCAATGGTGATGCCCACCAATGCCTTTCCGAACTCCTCGGCGGTCTGTATCTGCCCACTTGCAACGCCTTCCAGCGCCGTGTTCAACTGATCGGATGCCGCCATGATGATAGCTAACTCCGCGTCCTTCCTTGCCTTCAGGTCCGCCTCATCCTGTATCTGGTTCGCGTCCTTCACTTCCTTCAAGGCATCATACCGGGCCTGCTCGAGGTCCAATAATATCTGCGTCCTCTCTTCACCCTCGGCATACAGCTCTTCGACGCTGTTCTCCAGCTCATTGAACTGGTTGTTGATGGCATCGCGCTGAATGTCCGCCTCGTCCTGTGTGGCCTTGTAGATGGCATCCAAGCGGTCCTGCCGGTACTTGCTCTCCACCTCGTTGGACTTCATCTGCAAGTCCTCCAGCGCCTTCTGCTTGTTGGCTTCGATCAGGATCACCGTATCGGCGGCATCTTGGTCGATCTTCGCTAATGCCTCGCGGTTGTTCTTCTGCAATTCACGCAAGGCTTGGAACGCCGCCGCTGCCGCGTCCTGCTCCTTTTGGTATCTGAGTGCAATGTCATCCACCTTTATCTCATCGGGCGTTAGCGATGATCGTCGGGCCTCCTCGCGGGCCGCTGCCACCGCCTTGGCTGCGCTCTCTTCCGCCTTCTTTCGTTCGGCAGCTACGCGCTTTCCTTCCGCGATGGCCTTGTCAGCCTCCTGCTTGTTGAGGGTGTTGATGGTGTTCTTGATCCGTCGTGTTGCGGCCAATTCATCGGCCAAGGCTTGATCCCGTGCGGCCACCAACTTAGCAAGCGCCAAACGCTCTTCGTCGGATGTATCATTCAGCGATTGCTTTAGGCTCAACTCCTCGATCTGTAGGTCGAGGTCTTTGATCTTCAATGCCGTTAATTCCTTCTGGAGTTCGATGGCTTTCTCCGCTGCCGCTTGCCTTTCCTTGGCCGATGCATTGACATTACCGGCTATCTCGTACTGCTCTTGGAACTCCCTGTTTATGCGGGCCTCGTTCGTGGCTATGTTGATCGCCAGATCCTCAAGCTCTTCCTTTATCTCTGCAATCCTTGCGCCCTTTTTGCCGGCCTCCTCCAAGGTGTTGCCGATGTTGCTGACGGCATCCACTGCTTCGGTTGCGCTTGCCTTCAGTGCGTCGAACGATTCAGCGGCCCCACTGAAATCCCCTGTTGCTATGTTGAACAAAAGCGATACCGTGTTCGCGGCCACCTTACCCACCACCTGAAGCACACCTACCAACGCGTCGAATTGAGCCTTCAGCGGTTCAATGATCGCTGTCAACCTCTCAGAACCTTCCTCGGTTCCTGCGAAGATCTTCAGCAGTGCCGCAAACGCTCCGACCACAATGGCTATCGCGATACCTACAGGGCCAAGAGCGAGGGTGATGGATGTACCCATCGCCTTCGACGCTGCGCTGATCTTGCCGAAGATCGGGAAGGTGCTTTCAAGCTGGCTCTTCATCCCCGAGAACAACCCGGTAGCCTTGCCGGTGGACTTGCCCACCTCATCAACCCCCTTCGATGCCTTCACCGATTCAGTACCAAGCACAGCGACCTTCTTGCCCGCATCGCCCATATTGCCGCTCAAATCCCTCCCGGTCTTGGCAGCGTCCTTCATCTCGCTGTCGAGGTGGTCCACGGACTTCGCCGCCTTGTCAACCTCCGTGTTGAACTTGGAAAGGTCCGCCCCGAACTCGGTTATGACAATATCATCGGCCATGCCTTTTGCTTTGCTTTTTAAGTGCCACCAGTCGCTCGATGTAAGCCAATTGCGCCGAGGCGAAGTCCTTCACGGTCCCCCGCATCAGATCCTGATATTGCAGGATGTCATCACCGGCAATGCGCAAGGCTATCCGCTCAAAGTCCTGATGGATCTGCTGCACCTTCCCCATTACCGTGCTGCCCTTAATATAGCCGCGTCCCTTTGGCTCTGCAAGCTCCAAAGCCTCCGCAGCCCTAGAAATGCGTCGAGCGTACTTAATGCAGTCCCCAGCAACTGAACCAAGCAAGGGGAGGCCTGAAAAAAAGGGTCGCCCGCACGCCCGGCAGCCATGAAGGTCTTTATTTTCTGACCGTGGATCACCCGGTCCAATCCCCTTGGGTCTTCGTCCTTCCTTGCGCAACACACAGCAGCCAAGGCGAAGTAGGCCTCCTCGGGGATGATGGAGGTCCTGCGGATGATCAACTCCCGCGCAAGGGAGGCGATGGTAGCCACGACCTCATCCTTGGCACCGCCCTGCGCTTTGATGGCTTCATTGCACTTCTCAATGATCACGCTCCCCACCTCCTTTAGGATGGCATCGCCGGTGCCGCTGTCCACCATCCCCATCTGCGCTTGTATCTCTTTCAAGCGGATCGTAGGCATGGTTCCAAGGTCCGGCCATGTGTAGTACTCGTGGCCTTCATGATCAAGGAATGCGAAGGTCATCCCCGCAAAGGCAGGGGGCCGCATCTCGTTGGCCTTTACAGCCTTCAGGATGGACTTGCCGAAGAGGAGGTAGGGGATGTTCATCGGTCGATCAGTTCTTGAAGCCCCACGGCGGACAAGGCATACACCGGCCACAGCCACCATACCACGGGCATACCGAATATCCAGCAGGCCAGCAGCGCCAAGGTTCCGTATACGCTGATCATACAGCGGGGGCATGAGTAGAACGAATGCGCCAAAGGTTCTTTGATGACCTTCGACAACAGGTTCTTCAGCGGCTCAAGGATCATCCCCTCTTGCATGGAGGTGAATACCCCTTGCGCTACCAAGGCCATGATGATTATTGCGACCAAATGATCCATTGCTCGCTTGGGGTGTAAAGTGTTCCATCCGTGTTGAACGCCTTGTCCACCTTGACGTAGATCATGCCTACGGCATCGGTGCCAATGTTCCCTTCGCTTGCATAGGGCGTGAAGTCCCCATCGGTGAGGCTCAAAGCGTACACGCAGCCGGGAGCGAAGTCGAAGTCCACGAGGTCAATGTCGCCGGTTCCTTGGACGTACTCCAAACGGCCCGATGCTGCGTTCACAACACGCAAGGTCCATGCGGTGCCCGCGACCAACTGCCCTACGTGCAAGGTGGTGGCGCATTGAACGATCGGAAGGGCGGTGTTGGTGGTGCAGATCATAACGAGGCTATTTCAAGCTGAAACTCATTCCACTTAGGCCACATGATCTCGCCCTCCCCGTAGCACTCTTTCAAGCAAATTGTATGGGCCTCACAAAATGCCCTGTAATCATCTGCATCCTGCTCATTCAATTCCGGGTGCTTTGACATCAGCCATTCCGAGGTGATCCGGATGTGGTCGTAGATCATCGCAATAGATTCCATCCGAGTAAGAACAGCTCCCACAGCAGGCGGGAAAGGATACCCGTGGCGAAGGTAGCGGCCACAAGGGTAACGAGGCCAAGCAAAAGAGACAGTGCTTTCTTCATCGGCGGTTCTGTTTTATCCGGGCGAAAGTAGTCATTTTATCGCCTGCTTTGCTGGATCCATTTTCTAAGATAGGTATTCGTGTTATACCTATCGCAGTCGATCAGATCGGCCCGCTGGTTGCTTTTTGAACGGTCTCCCTTGATGATCTTCCCTTGCCCATCCACCTCCACGCCTCGAAGGTCCGCGATCAGCCCCGTGCATGTGCTGTCAATGATCCTGTCCGGGTGGTTGGCGTAGACGTAGTTCGTGTCCTCCCTGCTCTGCACGTGCGTCGGGTTGCCTGGAACCTCGAACTGCGCCTTGCTGATCTGCAAGGCCCGTCGAAGGTCATCGTACAGCACCGTTGGGCCGTTCTTGCCGATGGCGCGGTTGTACCCGTTGCGGTCCCCCGTGATGCGAATGAGGTGCAGCGTGGAGCACTGCGAACGGATCCACGCCGCCATACCTTCGATACTGGACTGCTGCAATGATACCTCCCCGAACGTGTGCGCGTGGTGTCCCTCCTTATCCTGCCAGATATGGCTTGCGATAGCGCAGAAAGGTTCGACGTTGAAGTCAATGCTGAAGTAGTGCAGGTCGGTAGGGCGGCGCGTGGCCTTGCCGATGTGCCTTAGCGGGTCGAATGCAAAAGCGAACGGGTTTCCAGCTACCCGGTCAATGAACTTCCCGTAGATCTCTTGCTCGACTTGCTTGGGGTCCATGGCGGTGATCTCATCCTCGGTCTTCGCTACGTCCTCCGGCGATAGGTACGGGTTATCGTATGTAGAGAACTCCATGGATCGGTGCTCCGTGTCCTTACTCGAATGGATCTGGTAGAATGGGTGGATCTTGCCCGTCTTCAGGTACTTCCCTTTGGGCACCCCAAGGGCGAATAGCTGGGCCTCCGGGTGGTCCATCATCATCGGAAGCACTGCGTTGGTATACAGGTAGGTGTTGGCAAGGATGATCCCGGCTTCGTTCAGGATGATCTTCTTGTAACCAAACCCTTCCCAGTTCTCCGGCCTGTCCGCGCTCCTGAAGTCTATGTATCCCGATCCTATCTTGCCCACGTTCTCACCCGTTAGCTTGCCTTCGATGCCAGATGCCTTCAGCGCCGGGATGAAGTAGCGATCCCAGTACCTTTTGATGTTACCGGCGATGGTGTCTCCCCAAAGGATCGCCTGCCCTTCTAGACACCACTCTATACAGGCGTGGGCAGCTCCACGTGTAGCCCCGAACCGCCTACCTTTTGAAATGCTGTTGAACCGCCTGACATCCCCGAAGAAGATCTCTATCTGAGGCTCGGTATAGGTCAGCTTGAGGTTCAAACCTTGCGGGTTATGACCTCACGGGTGATGGTGATGTTCTGGTCGCCTTTGACATCCATGTCTATAGCCTGCTTGGCCTTCCCGTGCGCCCGGTCCAGCAGTACTTCAGCAGCTCGGATATTGCCATTGATTGCCATAATGGACAGCCTTCTAAGGATGGTTTCTGAAATGGTAATCCCGTCCTTTTCGGACCCTAACACATCAGCAAGCAAGGTGTCAAGGTGAGGCAGCTTTCGCGGCCTTCCGTTTGGATTGCCTGACACCCCCTTTTTGAACGGCTTTGCTCCCTTGGGGGTCTCGCCTTTCTTAAACGCCATTTCTGTTTTGTTTCTGTAAAAGTTGATAGGGAGGGCCATTCCCTCCCTATCAGTTGACCGGGGTCAGCCCTCCCAATCGCCTCCCCATTCTACCTGATGGTTCTCCATTTTGTTTTGGTTTAAGGTTAGACTTCAGTAACGGGCTACAAGGTAGCCTTATCGTAGGTCATATCGGTCTCCAGCATCCGAAGAACCCTAGCGCTCTTGTTCCTCCTCACCACGCCATCAAAGAACAACGTGATGTTCCCATCGCCGTCGAGGACATCATTACCATTGTGATCGGTGCGCCGTTGGAATAGCGCATTATGCTGCAAGCTCTGCTTGATCCTCTTGGAGTTCCAGACGATCTTCAACACGTCGCTGAGTGTTTCTATTTTCTTAACAGCACTGTTTTCGATCCACTCGTGAGCGTTCGCTTTGAAGATATAGGACTTGAACCCATTGAACTTGCAATTGAACATGTCTGGCGCGTTCCGCGTCATCAGGTCATGGAAGGTGTCATAGGTCAACACCATCCCGTCCGGTGCATTGTTGTCAAAGCAGTGGTTGATCACGTCGAAGTGGTTTGGCGAAATCTTGCCAAGCGAAGAGCGGATCTCGTCGAAGAACTTGGATTTCTTAGGCATACCTATCTTCATAGGCATCAGTCCGCACGCCTCAATGTGATCCACCGCGTCCCGCGCATATTTGAGGGCTGCCTTGTGCTCAAGAGTGCTTGCAAGTTCCTCGTCTGTGAACTTCGATCGCCGGTTCGGCTTAAAGGACGCAATCTCTTTTTTGTTCAAGTGCAATTGCTGAACCACGATGTGGTTGATGCCGTTCTCCTTTGCGAACTTGATCACTTGGTCAAGATCTTCGCGCGGCATCCACTCCTCCACCAATGGGTTCAGCGCTAACACGACGGTGTATCCAAGTGATTTCAATCTCACCATCAAATCCATCCTCTCCTTCGGGGTCGGGGCGTTGCTTTCTACACGCTTCGCGATTTCTGGGTTGATGGTGGTAAGGGTCACGTACCACACCTGCTCCTTCTTGTCCTTCAGGATCTCCAACACCTGATCCACGCCGTGCCCCCCCTTGGTTTGCCAGAAGATGCCGTTCGGTCGATCCCTTAGGTACTGCGCAAGTGTTATGGTGTTGATGTAATCTGTCGCAGAGAATGGGTCTGTCGAATTGCTCAAGCAAATGGGATACCCCTGATGTATTAGATGGTCCACGTACGTCGTGATCTTGTTTTTCTTGAGCTGAGTCACAGCCGATTTGATCTTCGAGTATCGGCTTTCTTTTCGGATGTTCGCAAAACAGTAAGCACACCCATGTGTGCAGGTGTTGCCGCTCATTTCGAGAGGAGCCGGATGGAACATGAACTCGCCAATGAAATTCACTATCATCTTTCAGCTTCTTTTTTCAGTTCTTCAACGTACCCCTTTGTGATCTTCCAGAACGCATCATTATCCTCGAGTGATCCGATTTCTTTTTTCATTTTCTTCCACTCCCTGAACTCTGCGGGGGTCAAAATGATCGTGACAGGATATTCGATTTTTGCCCCATCGAATTTCCCATTCAGCATATCATAGGTCTTTTTTAATGCTGATGGCCTTTTGTCTTCCATCCCCCATTCCTCAAGAAGAGCCTCATTCCATTCATCTTCTATCGAATCCCAATCCCACTCACCGAACCCCACGTTATCCTTGATGATGAATTCGCGGCGCTGCTCTTCAGTCCAGTGGTCGGCAAGCATGACGGGAGCGGTCTTGAGGCCCAGCTCCTGCATTGCACGTAGCCGCATGTTCCCGCCCAGCACCATGTACTTGTCGCCGTCGGTGACGGCCACGATGGTCCGGTAGTTCAGCATGTCGGGAAAATCCTCGATCGACTTTTTTAGCTTGGCGAACTTGGCATCGCGCAACACGCGCGGGTTTTTGGGGTTCCCTTTCAGCTTGGCAATCGGTATCTCTTGGATTGTCATGGTATCATCGCCTTTAGCCTATCGGCCACCTCGGCGGGCAAGAGGTCGTGGATCTCCGCACCGCAGTGAAAGTAGACCCGCTTTTTCTGAGCGATAAGGTCTCCCCGCTTCTTGCTGATGTTGTTGTAGCCGTGAGTGTCTATGCCACCGCCCCAGTCGTCCGAGGTATCCTCATGGACCTTCAGCCGGGAGCCTTTGGCCTGCTCCATGCATCCATATATCCACATGTCGATGCCCTTGAGAAGATCCGACGGTGGAAGGTTCCTCAATAGGCTTGTCCTTGCTGACATGTCCAACGCTGTGGGGTATTGTGGCTTGTGAACATAAACGGCACGCTCATTTGTAAGAAGATCCCAGAACACCCCTTTGAGGGAGTGGGTCCAGTCGTATCCCTCTCGGATGGCCTCATGTGCCCTCTTTAGTCTATTTTTGTCGGAGTAACAGTCCGCCGCTTGCATCACGAAGGTAAGGCTTTTTGCGTCAGCCAGTCTCCCCATGATGGCCCACTTCTGGGTGAGCGGCACCCACTGGTCCATCATCATAAGGTGGATCTCGATGCACCCGGCTTTTTTCAGCCTATCGGAGTAGGCCATGATCTCTTCCTCCGGCATCCCGCCCTCTGTCTCCTGCATGATCATCAGCTCCCACGGGTAGGGACACTCTTGGCGGCATAGGCTCTCCAAGGCAAGCCATCCGATAGCCTTGGCGTTGTACATGGGCATTGCTACGGTGATCATACTTCAACTCTTTTTGCATTCAGCATCCTCCACGCCTCGTCAACCAGCTCGTCGTACCTGTCCCACAGCGTTACACGTGGCGGAACACCTGTCCGGAAAGCCTCGCCACCTCGAAGTCATCCGAGGCCGCTGCAAGCCTCTCGGCTTCTTCCATGATCGCCTCGAATGAGGGTTGCTTCATGGGCGCCAAATATACGCTACCAAACAACATGCCCGGCTCCAGCGTATCCGAAGAGGGGGCGGGAGTGATCACGGTGGCCCACTTACCCTTATCAAACAACCACAAGTAATCATGCCCTTCAGCCCAATAAATGCTGTTTAACCCCTTGCTATCTTTGCTATCTTTCCACTCGTTTATAGGAGGGACAAGTCCGTCAGGAATATGACAGCCCCATGCGCTCCTCACAAATGCCCACGGCACGATGCCATGCCTGGAGGCTTCCTCTATGATCTCCTTACTTACCATTGTTCGTTGTTTTTTGGTCTCGTTGAATTAAAAGCCAGTCGATGTAGGTCCGCTCGGTCTTATCGTGCCGCCGTCCTACGTTCATCAGCCTCGCCCATTCGTGGAACGGCGGTCGGTCGGGTGGGGTGATCGTGCTCTGGATCCTCATTCGGTTTCTTGTTGATCTTGCCGTCAAGTAGGACCATCCGCCCGTAGTTAGCCGCGCTGCGACCTTGGGCCTTGGCACGGCGCTGGATCTCTACCCACTCTTCATGAGAGACAGGGATCTTGATGAATCTCGTTCCTTTTGCGTAGGCCATGTTATGCGAAATAAACGGCGAAGCATTCGTCGCCAACGATCATGTGGTGGTACTCTTGGTCCATCTTCTGTTCAAAGCTGGGGCGATGCGACCCAAGGATGGGCAACCGGCCCGCGTCAACTGCGCTCATGAACCTTTCAGAGAACAGAGCTTCATCGTAGGCGATCTCATCGGCGCACACCACGCCCATTCCATGCTCATCTACAAGTGCATCGAAAACATCGGAGGTGCGGGTGGCTCTCATGAATCGGGTGGTGACTGATTGGCGGCTCATTGTTGGGTGTGTTTCGTTGTTCGACATTACAAATGTAATCAAAAAAGCGGACCCACCGCGTACCTCCCCTAATTTATTTCACCCCTATACAACCTCGCGCCCCTTCACCCCCATCTGCCCGCACCGATCACAAGGGATCGCGTTCTTCTCACCTCGCCCAAGACCTTCGCCGATGGGTACCCGCCACCCGTAAGCAGCGCAGGGCTTGGAAAGTCCTTCGCCGTTGCAGTAGGCGCAGGCGGTGAACTACCCACCCCTAAAGGGTGTGGGCTTCGCGGGTCATAGCTCCAACCAGTGTGGGCAGCTCTCCGCGATTTTCAGTATCCGTTCCAGACACCGTTTTGATTAGAGAAAAGTTCTTGATGTTGATAGCGGCATTTACGTCCCGATTGTGCAACACGCCACATCCACCACAAGCCCACTCCCTGTCTTTGAGAGTGAGAATGCGATTGATGTTGCCACAGTTGGAACACGTCTTGGAACTGGCTTCAAACGCGCCAATGCGTAGCACGTTCTTACCTGCCCATTCAGCCTTGTACTCTACCATGCTTACGAACATAGCCCAACCTGCATCCTGTATGGACTTGGCAAGGCAGTGGTTCTTCAACATGTTATCTACCCGCAGGGTTTCGAGGCACAATGTGTCGTGGTTATTGACCAGTGTGTTTGAAAGTTTGTGCAGGAAGTCTTTACGTTGCCCGGCTACCTTCTCGTGCAGCCGTGCCAACTTATGTTTTGTGCGCTTGCCTTTGTGCTTTGAAAACTTGCGTTGCACGAAACGCAGGCGGTTTTCAGCCTTACGCATGTACTTTGGGTTCTCAAAGAACTGCCCGTCCGATGTGATAGCGAAGTGCGAAATGCCGAGGTCAATGCCAACCGCTGTTTCAGGATTGATTCCTTTCTTCTCTGGTATCGCTTCACCCGTTTCGCAAAGAATGGATACAAAGTATTTGCCAGTCGGTGTTTTGGATACCGTGGCTTGGCGTATCGTTCCCTTAAATGGGCGATGCAATACTATCTCAATGCCTTCCCGGAACTTGGGAATGAACAGCTTGCCGCCTTCAACCTTGATAGATTGCGGGACACTGAATGATTGCCGTCCGGCTTTCTTTTTGTACTTCGGGAAGTCGTTTTGCCCTTTGAAGAAACGCAGGTATGCCGCGTCAAGGTTCATCAATGCCACCTGCAAAGACTGGCTGTTGATTTCTTTGAGCCACTCGCATTCGTTTTTCAAATCCTTTAGCTGTACCTGCAACTCGTATCGGCTCAATGAGTACCCACTGGTTGCGTACACCGTTTGCTTTGTTTCCAATGCAAGATTATACAGAAAGCGCACGCTACCAAAGTGCTTTGAGAGCAATATGGCTTGCGAGGCAGTTGGTGAAATCCTGTATCGGAATGCTTTGAGCATACGCAAATATACAGCCTTATTTTCTAACCGGCAAAAAAATAAATGCAAATTCATCCCACGAATAAATCACGTGGGATTTCTTTGCCCAATCACATTAGGCTTGGGCTTGGGTGGCTTCTTCATGGCTTGGCCTTTCCGGGTTCGTTCTTCAGGATGGTATCGGCCCGTAGCCTGTACGTGGATTCGATGAACTGGTAGTCGCTGATCGTCCTTTTGCAACGCTGACCGGCTTTGACCTTCAGCGTCTCCACGGTGCCCTTCCCGAACTTCCTTTCGATGGCCTGCTCATGCTCATAGAACTTGCCCCCTTGGAAACGGTTGCATCCCTTGCACTGGCAGCTTACATTCCTTTCGTTGAACAAAGTGCTTTCCTTGGCCCGTGTAATAAAATGCCCCGCGTCCATTTCGGACCAGTGCTTTACCGCAGGACAGGTGATGCACTTGGCCCGCCCGTATTCGTCGCTGTCCCGCAGGCGGATGAACCGGGAGAACTGGGTCCATGCTTTCGCCTTGGCCTTGCTGCGCTCTCCTTTCGGGGTGCGGGTCAATGTCTTAGGCCGCTCACTGTCTTCCGCGATGGTGACTTTGTAGCCCTTCTTTACCAGACCTTCGGCGATCATTTCGGCAATGGTCTTCCTCTTAAACGCTGTCCGCTTCATCGGCTTCCTCTTCGGTGGCTGGTAGGCTCCGCTGTCTATCTCCGCTTGGCGCTTCTTGGAGCGTTTGGGTAGGGTCATTGATGTAGGCGTTTGTTGGACGGACTGTGGTTTATTTCTTAGTTCTGCGCCATGCAATTACCACCAGTCAGGCGGCTTGACAAACAAGGTGCCGATGAAGTAGAACGGCCAAAACACCAGCCAAAGAATGCCCAGCATCGCGAAGCCGGAGTTCGCAACAGCCCAAGCCCTTGTAATTCGTTTAATCATCGTCATTCGTGTTACTTGTTCAACCTATGGCCTACTGGCCTTAAATACCCAAAGAAAGAACGGCGCAGAACAGGTCAGTTGCCTCCATGCAAATTGCACCGCACGGCGGCAACTGCCCG